CTAATCAATTAGCAGACAACGACATACAGAACTATTTATTTTATGGTCCAGCAGGTACGGGTAAAACAACCCTTGCTAAGTTATGTGTTAGAAACCTAGATTGTGATTATCTCTATATTAATGCCTCTGATGAAAGGGGAATTGAAACTATTAGAGATAAAGTATCAAGTTTTGCAAGTGTTGCTTCTTTCAAACCACTTAAGGTGGTGATTTTAGATGAAGCAGATTTTCTTACAATTCAAGCACAGGCTTCGCTTCGTAATATAATAGAAACATTTTCACGTACCACTAGGTTTATTTTAACCTGTAATTATGTAGAAAGAATTATAGACCCCTTACAATCAAGGTGTCAAACATTTAAAATAATACCACCTACTAAAAAAGAAGTAGCAGCACATTTAGCCACTATTTGTGATATTGAAAGCATTAGTTATGAACCCACTGCCATTGGGAAAATTGTTAACAGGTTTTATCCTGACATTAGAAAAATGCTTAACACTATCCAATCAAGTAGTACTGGAGGTGAGTTAAAAATCGATGATTCTTTACTTATTTCCACTGGTTATATGTCTGCTATTGTAGGTGAATTAAAATTACCAAAACCACAAATCAAAAAGATAAGACAGATACTCGCTGATTCAAATGTTGATGATTTTGAAGATCTATTTAGATATCTATTTGACAATGCTAGTGAATACCTACCAAATAAAGAAGGTACTGCAGCTATATTAATAAATGATCATCAGTATAAGGCTAATTTTCGTTTAGATAAAGAAATAAATTGTATAAGTTTAATAACAAATTTAATAAATAACAAGTAATTATGAGTCAAGCACCACAAGCACCACAGTTAAACATAGATTTAACTAACACAACTGGAATAACTAATGAAGATGGTGGAAGCATCTTTATGAGTGGAGTTATTCTAAGAAAAATTTCTAAATTCGTAGCAGGAACAGATAATGATGCTATTATGCCTATTCCCGTTTTTTATGACCCAACAACAATGAAAATACTAGGTGAAGGTATCCCAGTTGAATTAAGAGAGGAATTAAAAGACGAATTAGTATAAATGAAAAATATATTTGATTGGATAAAGGAGATTAATTCAAAAAAATCACCTGCATCGTCTTTTACTGATAAGGATTGGGAATTATTTAATTCATACATGATTCATCGCTTTATGAGCCAGAATACTGACTATATAGAGGTGGTTAATCTTGTACAAGAATTCCCTCCTCAAGAAAAGATTATGATATATAATGTGTATAAAGAATTTATTCCCAAAAACAATAAATGGAGTAAATACATAAAATCATCAATTAAAAAAAGAAACGTTATATTAATAGATAATTTAAGAGACCACTTTAAATGTTCATCAAGAGAAGTCAATGAGTACCTAACTTTGTTGGATACCACAGAGATAAATCGTATATTAACGGATAGAGGATTAGATAAAAAAGAAATTAAAACCATATTAAAATGAGTAAATTAGTAGATATGTTAAGAACATCTGCACAAGCAGATAAAGCAAAAGCCATGTTATCCTTAGAATTATTAGGTAACAAAGGAGTTGGTATTGGAGACCATTCAACTGGGGACTTTTATAAAAATGCTGAAGAAGCACTTATAATGTTAGTTGATGCTGATGATAGGTTAGGAGCGTTAGACAAATATTTTAATACTAAAGGACAACTAAATGGGTAGTTCAATATCAAAATATTTAGAGGAAAATGTAGGCCATTTTGGTAATAATGCAAAAGAAATAGTTATGAGCGATAGAGAAATTATGAATGCAAAAAACCCTAAGAAAATTCAAGAATTTATGGATGATGAAGTCAACCAAACAATAACAATTTTCGAAGAAGAATACCCAGATCTATCTAATGAGTTTATTAGAATTCAAGCCGAAATGTATGCAATGTTTGCAGCTAAACATATGGATTATGGTTTAAATAACATTGCTTTAGGCGGAGATATCGTTAATAATAGCAATGATAAACAATTCTCATTAACTGGGTTATGTATTAGGTTAACTGATAAAATATCACGTTTAAAAAATCTATTAGTTAATGGTAGGTCATTTGTTAAAGGTGAGGGTATGGAAGATACTTTTATAGATATAGCCAATTATGGTATCATTGGGCTCTTAGTTGGGCGCGATAAATGGAAAAAATAATAAATATGAATCAGGAAGAATTAACTAAATTAGACCAAATCCAACCTAGTAAGGTTATAGACTGTTTTATTTTCAATAGTGAATTAGATATGCTAGAATTCCGTTTAATGGAGTTAGATGATGTCGTAGATATTTTTATACTAGTAGAATCAACAAGAACATTCTCAGGTTTACCCAAAGATCTTCACTTCCACCTAAATAAGAAAAGATTTTCAAAGTGGTTACATAAAATTCATTACCATGTAGTAGACGATATGCCTACAGGTTCTAGTATTACTCATACGTGGTTTAGAGAAAACCACCAAAGAAACAGTATTAAAATCCCTCTATCACAACTATCTCCAAAACCTAAAGATATAATTTTATTAAATGATTTAGATGAGATACCGGATGTCAAGGTTATTCAACATTTTAAAGATAATTCCATCCCTATGAATGCTGTAAGTCTTTTACAGGATTGGTATTATTATAATTTAACTACTAGAATGGATGTACCTCCTAATGATAAGGCAAAATGTTTTTATTATAAAGTATTCATTAACTCAAAATTAACCATGCACGCGATTAGAAATCAGGATTGGTTAAAAATACCAAATACAGGATGGCATTTTTCATATTTCATGTCGGTAGATAAGGTAATTGAAAAGATAAGAGAGGCGGCACACCAAGAGTATAATACACCGGAAATAGTAAACCCTGAAAGACTTAGAAAGTTAATAAAAGAAGGAAAAGATATATTACCCGGAAGGATAGAAAATAATTTATTTTTTCAATTACCTATTAAACATAATAATTTCCTCCCTAAAAACTATAAATTTTGGCTAGAAAACTCCCGAACATTGTAAAAGAAATAAGAAATAATCCACCTTCACCAGTGAATTATGCTTATCAAAAGAATATATCGTATTCTCAAATGTCTATTTATAGAGGCTGCCAGCATCGTTGGAAACTTCAATATAAAGATAAAGTAAGACGATTTACATCTTCAATCCATACCGTATTTGGTACTGCTATGCATGAGGTAATTCAACATTATTTAGACGTAATGTATGAAACAAGTGGTGCAGAAGCTGATAGGATTGATATAGAGGAATTATTTAGAGAAAAATATATAGGAGAGTATCAAAAACAATATAAATCAAATAAGGATAGTCATTTTTCCAATGCTGAAGAAATGAGGGAATTTTTTGAGGATGGTCTTGGTATATTAAGTTGGTTTAAAAAGAAAAAAAGCAGTTATTTTTCAAAACGAGGATATAGTTTAGTGGGTTGTGAGATACCAATCGTTATCGCGCCAAATAAAATGTTAAATAACGTATTATATATGGGGTATCTTGATGTTGTCATGTATCATGAAGCAACAGAAACATTCAAGATAATCGATATAAAAACCAGTACTCGTGGGTGGAGAGACCAAGATAAAAAGAATGAAGATAAACAATTCCAATTATTATTATACAAACAATACTTCTCAGAACAATATGGTATACCATTAGATAAGATTGAGATTGAGTTTTTTATTTTAAAAAGAAAAGTATTAGATTGGGATGACGAAAATTTAATGTCACCCCATCAGGCATATAGAGTACAAACATTTACCCCACCAAGTGGGAAAATTAAACTAGGTAGAGCAAAAAAAGCAATTAACGACTTTATTAGTGAATGTTTTAATTCTAGTGGAAAAATTAAAGAAAAAGATTACCCAAAACAAGTAAGTGCTTGGAACTGTAGGTTCTGTCCTTATAAAGAGGATAAAGAACATTGTGGTGAGGGTATTGTATACTAGAATAATTATATACGTATACTTATAAATAAACGTTATTAAAAACAAAAACTATGGCAGATGCTAAAAAAATGACACTAACTAGTGTTAAAGTAAAAAGTGAATTATTTGAAAATTTTAAAATAGAATGTGTAAGAAGGAAATTTAGTTTCCAAAAACTTGCCGATCGTGCTCTATTTTTGTATCTTACAGATGAAGACTTTAGAAAACAGATTTCAAACCAAACAAATATTGAACTATAAATTTAAGTTACATGAATAAAGATTTTAAGCATATTCCTAAAGAACAGAGGAAAAAAATATTGTTAGTGTGTGATGATATTAGAGTACATTCCGGTGTAGCAACAGTTGCAAAGGAAATTGTAATACACACAGCACACCATTTTAATTGGGTAAATATAGCAGGAGCTATAAAACACCCTGAAAAAGGTAAAGTATTAGATATATCTTCTTCTACAAATATAGAAGCAAAAATAGAAGATGCTAGTGTAAAATTGTATTGTGTAGATGGTTATGCTCAATCGTTTGAATTACAACAAATTTTAAATATTGAAAAACCAGATGCTGTAATGTTAATTACGGACCCTAGGTATTTTAAACATATTTTTAATATGGAGGATACTATTAGAAAACAATGTCCTTTAGTGTATTTAAATATTTGGGATGATTACCCTGCACCAATGTATAATAAACCTTTTTATGAGGCTTGTGATTTATTAATGGGTATCTCAAAACAAACAGTTAACATTAATAAACTAGTTTTAGAGGGTGTTGATAATAGTAAAAGAATATTTAAATATGTTCCTCATGGTTTAAATCATGAACATTTCTACCCAATAAATAAAGATCATAAAGAATTTGATGAATTTCAAAAATTTAGAAATAATATTGTAGGAGAAGATACGGAATATGTGATGTTTTTTAATTCAAGAAACATTCGCAGAAAACAGATACCAGATTCAATGTTAGCTTTTAGATCATTTTTAGATTCTTTACCCAAAGAAAAGGCAGAGAAATGTAAATTTGTTTTACACACGGATTTATCTACAGACCATGGTACAGATTTGGGAGCTGTAGCAGAATATTTGTTTGGTGAGAAATATGAGGAAAATATTGTTTTCTCACACGCAAAATTGTCAAGAACACAATTAAATTGGTTATATAATATGGCCGATGTTCAAATCTTAATTACCTCAAATGAAGGGTGGGGGTTAACTATAACAGAAGCAATGTTAACTGGTACACCAATTATAGCCAATGTGACAGGTGGTATGCAAGACCAAATGAGATTTGTAGATGAACATGGTAAATGGTTTGAACCAAGTGCTGATATTCCCTCTAATCATAGAGGTACTTATAAGGAACATGGTGAATGGGTATTCCCCGTTTATCCAACTTCAAGATCAATACAAGGCTCGCCTCAAACCCCATATATTTTTGATGATAGATGTTCCTGGGAAGATGTTTGTGATAGAATAAAAGAAGTATATGAGTTAACAAACAAGGAACGTAAAGTCAAAGGATTAAAAGGTAGAGAATGGGCTTTAAGTGATGAAGCAGGGTTTACAGCTGAACATCAAGCCCAAAGAGTAATGGAATCCTTTGATGAATTGTTTTCAGTTTGGGAACCAAGAGAAGACTATGAGATAGTAAATGCAACAGAGTATAAAGGAAGATTTTTAAACCACAAAATTACATATTAATGAGCAAACCAGTTTTCATAATTAGTGCCCCAGTAGATACATATAGTGGTTACGGTGCTAGAGCAAGAGATATAGTTAAATCTATAATAGAATTAGACAAATATGATGTTAAAATTCTTCCACAAAGGTGGGGAGATACCCCAACAGATTTTATCAATAATCATAGTAATTGGAGTTTTTTAAAACCCTTATGTATCCCTAACTTAACAGCAAAACCAGATATTTGGATGCAAATTACAATCCCAAGCGAATTCCAACCTGTAGGTAACTACAATATTGGTTGTACAGCTGGAATTGAAAGCACAGGTTGTGCTTCATCTTGGATTGATGGGTTAAATAAAATGGACCTTAACTTAGTATCCTCAGAACATAGTAAAAAAGTATTTTCAGATATTAAATTTGAACAAAAGGATAAACAAACAAATCAAGTTGTTAATATAATTAAATTGGAAAAACCAATCGAAGTAATATTTGAAGGGGTTGATTTAGATACTTATTTTTATAAAAAACCACAAGATGTAACTTTAGATTTAAAGGAAATAGATGAAGAATTTTGTTATCTATTTGTAGGACATTGGATGAATGGTGCTTTTGGTCATGATAGAAAAAATGTTGGATTGATGGTTAGAAATTTCTTTGAAGCATTTAAAAATAAAAAATCTCAACCTGCTTTAATTTTAAAAGCCTGTATTGGTAGAAATAGTTATATAAGTAGAGAAGAATTACTACAAAGAATTAAAGTCATAAAGACCCAATATCCTAAAGGCACTAAATTACCTAATGTTTATATTTTTAATGGTAACTTATCTGATACTCAAATGAATGATTTATATAACCATCCAAAAGTAAAATCTATGGTTAGTTTTACTAAAGGTGAAGGTTATGGTAGACCACTAGCAGAATTTGGATTAAGTAAAAAACCTATTATAGCATCAGCTTGGTCAGGTCATGTTGATTTTTTAACTCAAGGTAATTGTATTTTAGTTCCTGGTGATTTAGAACCGGTACATGAAAGTGCTGCTAATCAATGGTTATTAAAAGAAACACAATGGTTTAAAATTAATGATAAGGAATCCATTAAAGCATTTAAGGATGTTTATGAAAATTATAAAAAATATACAGTAGGAGCTAAAAAACATGGTCATCATATTAAAACTAATTTTTCATTTGATGCTATGAAAGGATTATTAGGAAATGTGTTAAAAGAAAATATACCTTTTATTCCAAAACAAGTAGAATTATCCCTACCACAATTAATAACACCAAAATTATAAAATATGGCACAACACGATGAAATAATACAATGTCCTAAATCAGGCGGCGATTTATGTTATAAGATTGAAGTAAGCAAGGATATAACGCAGTATATGAGTTTATCATGCGGTTTTATGACAAATACTTTAATGAAAGTTGGGACTGATTTCTATAATGAACAAATGGTTTTACTTCCTGAACTATATAAAGATTTAGCTTGGTTAGACAAAGATACTGAATTAATATGGTTACCTAATAACATAAATGTTCCTGAACTAGGAATGGTTTATGCCTCAGGTGCTAGTATTGAAGAATGGAAGTGGGCGGCTGTTAAAGCCATTAAATTAGAAGAAGAAATTGAAAATAAAGATGGCTCAAAATCTTCATATAAACCAGATATGTCTACCATAAAATATTTTGAAGAGCGTGATTATATAGATGCTCTTTCGTATATTGGGGCATTACCAAACTAAATAAATATGAAAATAAGTTACGGAATAACAGTTTGTAATGAGGCTAGGGAGCTCCAACATTTGATTGAATTCATTAGCCCTATAATAGATAAAGAGGATGAAATTGTAATTGTTTATGATAACAATAGAGTTACTGGGGGGGTATTAGATGTGTTAGAACATCACCAAGATAAAGTAGTAGCATTTCCATTTGATTTTCAACAGAACTTCTTAGAAAATAAGAATTATATGAATTCCAAATGTACCGGAGATTATATATTCCAAATAGATGCTGATGAGATACCAAATGAAGGTTTAGTATCTAATTTAAAATCTATTTTAGAATCAAACCCAACATTAGATATGTTAGTAGTCCCACGTAAAAATCTTGTAGAAGGTTTAACTGAGGCACATATTAAAAAGTGGGGTTGGAGAGTAAATGAAAAGGGTTGGGTCAATTGGCCTGACCAACAAAAACGAATATATAAAAATACACCAGAAATCCAATGGACAGGACACCCAGTTCATGGTATGGTAACAGGATATAAGGAATTTGCCTCCTTACCTGTAGAAGAAGGATTTAGTATCACTCACAATAAACAAGTAGAGAGACAAGAAAAACAAAACGAAAGATATTATAACATTGAAAAAACATTATAAATGGTAAGTTTAATTATACCCTCATACAGAAACCCAGAATGTCTAGATATATGTTTAGAATCAGCATTAGAAGGACAATCTATAAAAAACCAAATCATAGTGATATTAGATGGATTTGTAGAAGAATCCAAACATATTGTTGAAAAATATCAGGATAAAATTAATTTTCTACCTTTAGAACAAAATCAAGGTATGCAAATGGCATTAAACCTAGGGGTTTGTAATGCTGATAATGGAACTATTGTTATAATTAATGATGATAATGTATTATGTAAAGATTGGGATAAAGTTATCGAGGAAGAATTAGAATATGGTCATGTATTAACAATTAACCAAATTGAACCTTTTAATGGTATATTTGGTTTTCCTGTAAAGAATTTTGGTCTACATCCAAGTAAATTTGATTATGAGGGGTTTAAACAATATGAACCAACAATACGTAATGATGTTTCAACTCCTGATGGGGGAATATTTCCCTTTGCTATGTCTAAAAAAGACTATATGATTGTTGGTGGGTTTGATACACTTTATAAATCCCCATTCATATGTGATTGGGATTTTTTCCTTAAATTAGAATTAAATGGTTTAAAATTTAGTAGAACATCTAAGGCACATTTTTATCATTTTGTAAGTATGGCAACTAAAAAAGGTAAAAACAAGGAAGAAATGATTTCATCTGAATCCCCTGCGGCACAAACCTTTATATATAAGTGGGGTATGCCACCAAATTTATTTGAAAATAATTCTCATAATCCTAAAAATAGACAAATTATTAAAGGTATAGAATATAAATAAATGAGAATAATATATAGAATATCAGATGTTGGTTACAATAAAGTTAAACCTGACTACATCAACAATGAAAATTGTTTAGCAAATGCTACTAAAGAATTTGATGATTCAATTTGGAGTGTTATAGCAGATAATGTATCTTCAGATACCAATGATATGATTCAAAAGTACGTAACACGTGATTGTATTTTATATACTGAAAAGGGTAATGGAGCAGCAACATTTAATTTAGCGTTAGATGAAGCTTTAACATATGATGATGATGAAATTGTTTACTTTATAGAAAATGATTATCTTCATAAACCCGGATCTGAAGAGATAATTAAAGAAGCATTTGAATTAGGAGCAGCATTTATTTCACTATATGATCACCCAGATAAGTATATTGGCCCAAATAAAGGAGGTAATGCTTATTGTGAAGGGGGTGCTGAAGATACAAGAGTATATCTAACAGACTCTAGTCATTGGAAAATAACAAATTCAACAACAATGACTTTTGCAGCAAAAGTTAGCACATTAAAACGAACAGAAATAACATTAAGGCAATGGACATCAGAATCACACCCTAATGACTTTCAAATGTTTTTAGATTTAAGATCACAAAATGAATTATTAATAACACCAATACCTGGTTATTCAACACATGGAGAGACAGCTTGGTTATCACCCTTAACAGATTGGAATAAAATATGAGCAAAAAAGTATTAATAACTGGAGTAGCAGGGCTACTTGGTTCAAGATTAGCGGATTGGATTATTGAAAATAAACCTGAATACAAGGTAGTAGGTATAGATGATTTAAGTGGTGGTTTTGAAGAAAACATTAACCCCAAGGTTGATTTTTGGCAAATGAATCTAATAGATCATCCAATTGAAAATTGTTTTGAGGTAAATAAATTTGATTATGTATTTCACTTTGCTGCTTATGCTGCTGAAGGATTATCACCATTTATACGTAGTTTTAACTACGATAACAACTTAAAAGCCACAGCCCGCGTAGTCAATGAGTGCATAAAACATGACGTTAAAAGATTGGTATTTACATCAACTTTAGCAGTATATGGTCATGGAGATGGAGGAATTTTTGATGAAAAACAACAACAAGCACCAATCGATCCTTATGGAGTAGCAAAATATGCTTGTGAAATGGATATCCAAATTGCTGGTGAGCAACATGGGTTAGATTGGTGTATAATTAGACCTCATAACGTATATGGTATAAAACAAAACATTTGGGATAAATACCGAAACGTTTTAGGTATTTGGATGTATCAACATTTAAATGAAGAAAGTATAACTATATTTGGGGATGGAGAACAAACACGAGCTTTCAGTTATATTGATGACTCATTAGAACCACTTTGGAATGCCGCTACTAAACCAGATGCTAGTAAAGAAATTATTAATTTAGGGGGTATTGAAAAACATTCAATTTTTGAAGCCGCCTTAATATTAAAGGAGGTAACAGGAGCTTGTTGTGTGGCTTATGAGGAAGGTAGACATGAAGTCAAACATTCAATCCCAACTTTTCAAAAATCTATTGATATTTTAGGATTTGAACATAAAACAAATTTAAAGGAAGGACTAACAGAAATGTGGAAATGGGCTCAAAAACAGCCTATGAGAGAACGTTTTGTGTGGTCTAGTTACGAATTAGAAAAGGGAATTTACTCATTCTGGAAAAACAAATAATATGAATATAGGAATAATTGGTCAAGGATTTGTTGGTAACGCAATCTACCAGAAATTTAAAAATTATTATGATATTAAAACTTTTGATATAAAAGGTATAGTACATTGTAATAGTAGTGAACAGGAAACATTAGATAACGATATTATATTTATATGCTTACCAACACCAATGAATGAAGATGGTAGTTGCCACACAGATATAGTTGAGGCAGCTATTAAACGTGTATTTGAATTTGGAGTTGCTAAAACAGTAGTTATTAAATCAACTATACCCCCTGGTACTACATCTAAATGGAATAAACAATTTAAATCACTTGATGTTGTGTTTAATCCTGAATTCTTAACTGAAGCAAATGCTGTATCGGATTTTGAAAATCAAACACGAATTATTTTAGGTGGTCCTAGAACATCAACAACTAAATTAAAAACTGTATATTCTAAAGTATTTCCTAACGCTGATATCATCAAAACAGATTCCACATACGCCGAAATGGTTAAATACGTTACAAACTCATTTCTAGCAACTAAAGTATCGTTTGCAAATGAGATGTATCAAATATGTAATGGACTAGAAGTAGACTACGATAAAGTAATAGAGTATGCTACCTATGATGAACGATTAGGTAAATCCCATTGGTCAGTACCAGGTCCCGATGAAGATTTCGGGTATGGTGGTCATTGTTTCCCTAAAGATGTTAAAGCATTAATCTCTATAGCAAAAGATTTAGATGTTACCCCACTTATGTTATCGGCAACCGATTTTAAAAATAATAATGTACGAAAGAATAGAGATTGGGAAAATATGAAGGGTAGAGCTGTGGTGTAAAACTAGGCTTCCTCAATACTTATTCGTATATTTACTCAATAAAATAAACACATATGAAATATAAAATGATACCTTGTAGTAAATGCAAGGAAGATATGCCTGAATTAAGATTAACCCAATATAACTATTCATTTTGTGTTAATTGCTCAGAAGCAGGATTAGGAAGTGAAACTAAAAAAGCAATCACAGTTTTAAAAGGTGAAGGAGACCACACTTGGGTTGAAACTATCATAATGTCAGATTCAGATTACAATTCTTATCTAAGCGAAAAAGATGAAGAATATAAAAATAGAAACGAAAACAAAATAGACATAGAAGACGATAAAAATATACAGGGCCCCTTTAAAATTATTAATTCTAAGGAAAAATAATGGCTAAACCAAAACCATTAACTAAGGAACAAATGGTTGCTGCTCAATCGAAAACACTTTCGAATATGGCAGCAGCACGTTACTTGCATGTTTCATATCAACATTATAAAAAATGGGCTAAGCTATATAAAATCTTTGAGTCACATAAAAACCAAGCAGGTGTTGGTGTACCAAAATTCTTAAAGGGATCTAAAAAGATGCCCCACATGATTGAAATAATTGAAGGTAGAATAGCTGCTTCACATTTTGACCCTAATAAACTCAAATACGCCCTTATAGAACAAGGGTATATGGAAGAGCAATGTGGTATATGTAAATTTAAAGAAAGACGAGTATTAGATTATAAAGTACCATTACTATTACATTTTAAAGATAAAAACAGCAATAATTATAGCTTAACTAATGTTCAATTATTATGTTATAATCATTACTTTTTACAAGTAGGGGATATATTTAATAAAAAAGATGAACAACAAATAGAGTCTCAACAAGAACACTACGGTACAAGCGAAACTATTAATTTTGAAATAGATGATTATCATTTACAACGTTTAAAGGAATTGGGGTTAGATGGTGATGAAACAGATGATACAGAACAATATATAAGTAGAATATAAAAATTTAATAAATGAAAAATAAAATAGCTTGTTTTATACCTATAAAAAGTAATAGTAGTAGGGTACCTAATAAAAACTTTATTACTATTGGTGGCAAGCCTTTATATAAACACGTTTTAGATACGGTAATCCAATCCAAAATTTTTGATGATATATTTGTGGATACAGATTCTGAAGATGTGGTTAAATATTGTAATAAAAAATTAATCAATATAATAAATAGAGAACCAGAATTAGCAAAAGATAGTGCTAACGGTAATGATTTATTAGAATATTGGGTTAATATTAAACCTGAATATAGTATATATTTTCAAGTTTTTGTTACCTCTCCATTTTTAACAATTGAAACTTTAAATAATTGTGTAAATATTATAGAAGGAAATGATTCATGTGATTCTGTATTTACTGTTATTGAAGATTATACTTGGTATTGGTTTAACAATAAACCTGTAAATTATGATCCTAAATTATTACCAAGAAGTCAGGACGCTAAACCAATGATAAAAGAAACAACAAGTTTATATGGTATTACTAAAGCAGGTTTTAATAAAACTAAATCTAGAATAGGTGAATTCCCCAAGACTTACACTGTAAGTGAAATAGAAAGCATTGATATCGATACAGAATTTGATTTAACTATGGCTAAATTAGTAGCTGAACTATAATACAAAAATTAATAATATGATGAATATTGAAAATATAGGACATAAATTTACTGAAATAGTAAATACCCCTGAGTGGAAAGAGTTACAAAAAAAATACAATAAATGTGATGATATTTATGTATTAGGGCATGGTGGTAATATGGGTGTGGCTGATCATACTGCTGTTGATATGACAAGATTATCAAATGGTACTAAAAATGCAATGTGTCCTGGTAGTTGTGTTGTGGCAACATCGTTGATTAATGATACTAGTTTTGATCAATGGATGGTAGCATGGTTACAACAAAGAACATCTACTAGAACTAAAAGCCAAATGAAAAAATCATTAGTATATGGTATTTCATCTTCAGGTAAATCAACAGATGTAAATAAAGCATTACAATGGGGTGCAGATAATGGTATGGAGGTTTGTATAATAACAGGAAATGAAATAGTTGAGAAAATTAAAGGACTTACACAAATTGTGTTAGGGGTAGATTATTACCACACAGCTGAGTGTTTAACTTTACTACTTCAGTATCAATTAACACATGGTTCTGGAAAAGAATGCCCACCAATTGGAAAAAATAGTTCTGAAGAATTAGAAAAATTAAATTGGAATAAAGGTATTCGTAAACATTCTTACCCTGATGAACAAATAAATCTAGCTATTGATTTTGATGGTGTTATCCATAAAAATAGTAAAGGGTTTTATGATGGTACTGTATATGATGAACCAGTTAAAGGCACTGAAGAAGCACTTAAAAAACTATCAGACAAATATACATTAATATGTTACACAGCAAAAGCAAAACCCGATAGGGGATTAGTAAATGGTAAAACAGGAACAGAATTAATTTGGGAATGGTTAAATAAGTATAATTTTTCTAAATATATATCAAAAGTCACATCAGAAAAACCAAGGGCAGTTGCTTATATTGATGACAAAGGTATTAGGTTTAATGATTGGGAATCATGTTTTAAAAATTTAAATAAATTAAATATATTAAATAATGAGTAAATCCGTATTAGTAGTATACTCTTGTCATAATCCCCCCTTATCTTTAGTAAGTAGTATTCAAAGTTTATATAACAATAAAATACTAAAGGATAATAAACATAAAATAATATGTGTGGATAATGACAGCAATATATTAGGAACCTACGGTGTAATTAAACAAAAATTTCCTAATGTAGAAATAATATTTGCAAAAAATAAGAACTATGAGTGGGGAGCTTATAAATATGCTTATGATAATTTTCCAAATTATGATTTATATTTTTGTTTACAAGATACTATAGTTTTTAAAGAACCCTTTAATATTAATTCTATAGAAGACAATTCCCCTTATACTATATTTACTAGTGGGGGATTTAAAAGCATGGGAAGAGGGTTTTCTTCTCAAGATCTTTTAAATCACAGGTTATTTAAACAAAATATAAATTTTAATAATAGGGTAGATGAAGATTTTATATTAACTCAACATAATACCTTTCTTATTACAAGATTGGATTTATCCAAATTATTTAAAACATTAATTAATCCCCCAATTAATAAAATAGATGCTGAAATGTACGAAAGATTATTTGCAATTTCTTTTGATAGTAATAACGTAAAAAGGAGAGTTCTTAACCAATATATTACTAAAATTGACAAAGAAGATAGAGTATTTATTAAATAAAGATATAATGAGAAATAAAAAACATAAACAAATTCTTGATGATTATGATATCCAAAAATCTAAACATTTAGAAAAACTAGCATCCAAAACCCTAAAATCGGATGAAAAATATCAAAAATTAAAAGGTAAACCACTTAAAGGGGATTTTTTAGATAATTTTTAATATGACTACTTACACCTACAAAAATATAACATATCAAATAGTAATTAAAGATGAATGGGACAAAAATACCCAAAGAGAAGAGCAAATTTTAAAAGACTTTAAACATTGTGAACAAACCCACGATTATCTTACTATTAAAAATAGAATGACAAATGGTATAAAATGGGGTTGGTTAATAGAGATAAAAACACCCCATTAAAAATTAGGATACCACATATAATTTTCGTATATTAATATCTAAATAAACACATAATATGGCTAAACAACCTCACTTAGAATTTGATAGTGATGACACTAAACTAGAATTCAAGCATCACTTAGAATTTAAATCCTCCGAAGAAATGAATATCATGTTTGAGGATGACAATAAACCCTTATCTGATTTAATAGTAGATATAGCATTAGAAAATCTTGATACTACTATAGAATCAATCCCTGTAGTTTCTATTGCAACAATAGAAGATGATTTAATATATGATATTATAATAGATCGTATAGACATGGTTGAAACGTTAGAACAAAACCTTATATTAATGGAGGATTTTGAAGATTATGGACGTTGTCAAAAAATAACAGATGCACTTTTTTACTTAAATAACAAATAAATATGAGAATATTAATTATACTATTATCATTAGGTTTACTATCATTTACTCCAATAGAAAAAAATGTACATGCTACTGTGTATAACGCGGTACCTGAACAAACAAATTCAGACCCGGGGCATACTGCGTTTATGTTTGAGTTAGATTTAAATAACCCATATAAACATAAAATAATAGCGGTAAGTAGGGATTTATTGAAAGAATTCCCAAAAGGAACTAAAGTTTGTGTGATGGGAACAGATTATGATGGTATCTATATAGTAATGGATAAAATGAATAAAAGATATACTAATAGAATTGATTTACTTATAAACCTCGATATGAAAATAGGTAATTGGCCTAATGCAACTATTAGGATAGAAAAATAAGGTAATGCATGGGAGGCTTGGCTACCCGGGATAGGGTTCGTATATTTACGGTATAATAATAAAAATAAAGGTTATGAATAAAGAAAATAAAAGATACGTTGTTACAATGGATATGTACGTTTATGCGGATAATGATTATATGGCTAGAAAACGAGCTAATGATTTAAAATTATCAATTGAAAATAGACGACACTCAGACCAAATTGTAGTATCAGAAATAGGTGAGCAACCATTTGCTTCAACATACTATCGTAAATTGGATGATCCAACATTTACACCTAAAGATATGTCTAACGAACCCTTACCATTTTAGTATGAAAAAAGGAGATTGGATATTATACAATAATAAACGCAAAAAGTGCTTTGGTACACACCATAATGATAACATTTTAATCAAGATGAATGGTACTTTAGTACAAGTAAACAAAAGTAAGTGTAAGACTTATGCATAAAAATGTGGTTACCCGGAAGAGAGTTCGTATATTTACCAGGTAAATGGGGCGCGAAGTTTCATTATTAATTAAAAATAAAGGTTATGTCAAACGCAATTCAATTAGATTTATTTCACGGAAAAGTATTAACAGCAGAACAACAAGAAGAAGTTAATAGATTTATCAAATCACAAGCTGAAAGAGCTATTAAAGCTGAGAAAAGAAATAATAAAACCATGTTAATGCTTGATGAAGCAGGTTTTGTTTATGGTCAAGATTATAGTAGTAATTTTGAAGTTGAAGAAGTTACTAAAGAACAAAGATTTGGTTATGGTTATAATAACACAGATTATGAATTTGAAGTTACTTACATTCAAAATACAGGTAATGTTTTTCTTTGGGTTAATACCATTAAGGATGGTGAAATTAAAATATATAAAAGTAGTTTAGATGTTGAAGGTGATAAATTAATGTGTACTAGTATTACTAAACAGTATAGACATTATAAGCCAAGTTCATTACTTGTTAA